AGCAAAAGGGCCAACGTAATCACCTTGAGTACTCATCGTAATAGTTGCCTGATTAGAATCAGTCAAGTTTGGAGAGACTTCAAATGATGCAAATTGTCCTTTTACATAAAATGCTGCGTTATCACCTGTTTCAGCGTTTTTAAGATCTATCTGATATACATACGTATTACCATCTTGTACAAGTGCTTGGATAGCACCATGTACACTTGGTACGTAGTTTACTGTAAATTCCATAGTTGGGGCATCAGCTTGTCCTTGAATTTGAGAACTAATTGATTGACCGTAGTTTGGTACATTTACAATATTAGCAGGTTTTCCAAAAGATGGAAATTCTCTTGCATTAGTAATTTCAGTATTACCATTAAAGTCACCACTAGCAGCAATAAATGCTTGGTGAGTTGTGTCATTAGTTGGTAACGTAAAGTTATTATCCGCTTTGAATTTCAGACTAGTGAAAATTCCAGCACCTATATTTGTTATTAGAGCCATTGTATTTTTCCTTTATATTTTTGGTTAAATTGAAATGAAATTGACAGTATAATTCACGTTGTATAAACCTGAATCTTTAACGTCAACTCCAATATTGGTTATAAAGCTATTAGTTGTTTGCAGATATCCAGAAATTTCTTTCCTATCTAACAAGCTTTTTAACAAATCAGCAATCTCATAAGCACGTTTCATTCCTTGGCCTGAAGGCACAAAGATTTGACATACTATTTGACCATTAGCTGATACATCAGTATTAAAAGCAAGTTCGGATGAAAAAGGCAATACACTAACCCGCACCCATTCATCAGCGTTTAATTCGCCTTGATAGTTTGCAGGAAATGCTTTTATATTATTTGCAGTCCAAGTACTTGTAGTAAAAAGATTTTCTACAGAAGTCAATAATTGTGATATTGTTGCCATATTAAATCTCCCTTCCTACTTGAATACTTAAAACATAACCGTTATCTTCATATTTATTAATTGCATAAGTTTTACCGCCAAATATAACACTGTCATAATTGTCTAAAACTTTAGAATCAATATCAGTAGACTTTAACATTATATCCGCATTTAATCTTGGTTTATCATCATTAGTTTTATAACTTTTGCTGACAATACCTTTTATGGTAATTGGTGATGTACTTGAACTATTTACAGTTTGTGTACCAAAATTGTAACCAGTAACGGTTATATTTGTAAACTGTATGTCTTCAGCTAAATCTCCAATTAAACTAAATGCATTAGTGATGTTGTTGTTAATAAGTGTTTTATAACTCATTAAGCACCTCCACTAACTCGGACACCTCTGTTATCGGTTGTTGATTCTTCATTGTAATATTTAGTTATGATAGTGATTACAGAATCTGGTAATTCTTTAAAATTATCAACTCCACTAGCAGTATCGAAGACAAGTCTTACGGCTCCTACTGTTAAGTCTTTAACTTTATTTTCACCAGATGCATTGTTTTCAGCTGTTTTCATATTACTTATTAAATGAAGTGCCAACTCATAAGTTGCCTTTTTGATATCTTCTGGAATTGTACCATAAGAAGTAGTAGATCTATCATCTTCTAAATCTGTATAGTAGCCTGACTTATTATCGTAATAAGTTATATCTCTAGGCCAAGATAAGGGGGATGAGGCAGTAGGCGTAGCCGTTCCACCCCAATCCATATCATCGAGAATTCCAGTGGCTGTTACTAAAGCTTGTTCTACTAATGCATCTGAACTAAACCAAGTATCTGAATAAAGTCTATCATTAAAATAGTCATCAGATTCTTGTACAGTTACAAATGAATTAACTCCTTTTTGTAAAGCCATTATATTTCTCCGTATCTAATAGTTATAATAATTAACCGTGGAATATAGGGAATATACCCATTTGGTTAACATTAGTTGCATGAACTGTCCAGTTAGTTCCAAGTGCAAGGTCAGAATTTGCAGGGTATGCAGTTGCTGATCCAGCCCATGAGAAACCTTTAGGATGCATAATATTACCCCATCTTGAGATAATAGTTACTAGTCCACCACCGTTTCCAGCTAATTCATCTCTTTCAAGAGCAGTTGGATTCGTTTGTGCAATTTGACTATAATGCACAGCAGAAGCTTTTGCTAAGTAAGAAACTTTTACACCAGAAGTGATGTTTGCAGTTAATGATTGGTTGTTAACAATAAGTCTAATTTTACCACCAAGAATAGTATTGAAGTTAAAGTTACCATCAACAACTGGAGCAACGTCAAGAACGTTTTGTTTTCTCATAGTGTTGTAAGTAGCAGTATCAACTACTAAGTAGTAGAAAGGCTCTTCGAATTCACCTTTAATAGCAGTAATGCCATCTAAAAGTACATCAAAAAATGCAGATCTTTTATTTGCGTTAGTCTCTAAAGAGAATAAAGCATTTGGATTTGAACTAGAATCTGAACCAGTGTAGTAACCAAACGTTCCTACAGTTGCAGCAGCATCAGAAGCACCAACAGTAGTTGAACCCCAGATTTTATCAGCAACACCATTCATAATTGATCTTAATTGTAGATCTTCTCTTCTTGCTCTTACTGAAGCAAATTGAGAACCTAAATAAGATAAACCATCTACTTTAGAAATCAGTTTTTGAACTGATAATTCTTCAGCAGCAATATGATCTATATTTTTAATATAGATTGCAGATTTGTTTGATACACCCATAGTGTTTAGGTTTTTGTCTGATGCAGTTTCATTTTGTTTATTGAAACCTGTAGGATCAGAAAAATCTAACCATCTTAATGTACCTGTGTAATTTTCTCCTGAGTCAGTGATTCTTGCGTCAGAACCCACTAAAGCAGTAGAAGTTAATAACGCTGCGTCTGCTCTTTCTACTTGTGCGTAAGCAGAAATAGCCTTAGCTATGTTATTAAAATTTGAACTTGTTACAGCCATTGTTTTTTCCTTTTATTATTTATGTAACATAATTGTTACGGTTATTATTATAAAAGATTTGATCTATTCAGACCATTCTCCGTCAACTTTGATGTTACCTTTTTCAATATTTGAAAGTAGTTCATCAGTTGACATCTCTTTTATAGATTTGACAGGATTGTTTCCTGATGCAGGTTTAGCTGGATTAATTCCAGTTCCTGCGTTTGCTTTTATAGAAAATAAAAATGCATTATTATCGTCTTTAGCATATGATGACACGGCATCTTCAATACTTAAGCCAGTTTCATGCATCCAATTTCCTGAAGCGTCTTTCTTTAAACTTCCTACAATATCTGAATAAGCCATTTTAGCTGCTTTATCAGATCGGAAATTTAAAGAGTTAAGTTGAGAACGCACAGCGTTATCTCGGCTTAATTCTGTGTTTCTTTGTTCATAAGTTTCAAGTTTAGCACTCATTTCATTTAGTTTCATTTGCATAACTTCTGAATGTTTACCTTGTTTTTCTAAGGCTTCTATTTCAGCTTTTTGTTTATCAGCTTTAGCTTCTTCAACTTGTATCAATGCAGCATCTCTTTCTGAGTATGCAGAATCTAAATTACTTTTTATATTTTTAATTGCTTTAGAAACCTCAGCATCTACAAGAGATTTAATATCTACTTGTTCTGTTTTAGTTTCTTCTTGTTTTGTTTCTTGTATTTTATTATTTTCCATTTTATTTCCTTTGGACACGGCCTTAGTTATATTTTAATGTCAATAACTTATAAACATAAATTAATTTGACAATTTTTCTAATTCTTCTATAGAAAGAAGAATTCCTTGCTTATTAGAAAATTGTGATAATTTTAATTTACCTTTATTAAATATATCAACTCTTTTTTTATTTCCTAATACAGCTATTTTAACATCATTATTTTGATTTTTTAACCATTCAGCATATGTTGTTTTAGCTGGAACTTGACCATTAATAGAGGCACGGCGGCTATTAGATAAGTTTGCAAGTTTTCTTTTTTGTAATCTGTTATTTTTAATATTTGATAATTCATTAACAGATTTAATAATAGGTATTGTTGTTGATCTACAATTAAAATGTTGAGGTGGTTTTGGTGCAATATTATTATTTAATGCATAAACTTTTCCATCTAATCTAGAACAAATTAAAGATGTTCTTGAATCTAATGTTGCAACATATTGATAACCTTTAATTACATCATCATTTAATTTATAAGTTTGATTAGATACATAATTTGAAGTTTCAGTTATAGCTGTTCTTGTTAATGTTTGTAATTGAACAGATGATAAATTCAATCCTGTTTTACCAACATCTTTAGCTATACTTATAACAGCTTTATTAGCTATCATTCCCGATTTAACAATGCCTTTTATTTTTCTTTGTTGTTGTATACTTATAGAAGCAATTTGTGAACCAAATGTACCATTAGATTTTATAATTAAATCATTAACTTTTAAAGTATCATTTACACCTTTTGCTCTATAAATATTAAATAAGGCTCTAGTAAATAAATTTTTATAAAACCTAGCACTTACTCCTGCTAATTTATTTAATTCACTAATGCCTTCTTTATATATTTTTTTATAAGTTTTACGAATTTCAATATTAATAGATCTATTTAATTTATTAATATTTGTAGTACCCATATTAAGTATTTTTCTTTGTAATCTTATTTTGTGTGATGCCAAAATTTTAGAAATTTCAGTATCCAATCTCTTTTCGTAAAGAGTTAATAACGCACGGTGTTTCAGCGTTTTTGAATATACATCATCATTTATAGTCATTTTATTTCCTTAATTAACTTTTTTCATTTTCAAATGTTTTATCTTCCTCTTTTGATGATTCAGTTAATTTATTCATTTCATCAGATATTCTTTTTGAATAGGTAGCTGATAAAATATTTAATTTATCTAAATCAATAGATGTTAACATTTTTTTATTATTAATATCAGAAAGTATTGCTATATTGTTTATAACTGTATTTGGTAATTCACTTTCTTTATAATCTTTACCATCAATATTAATTGTTCTTTCTTGAACTTCATTTTTATTATCACTCATTTTATTTTCCTTTATATTTATTTTCTTCTTTTTCTTCTTATCGTCATTTTTTGACGTCTTATTTTTCTTATTTGACAACAACATTTTGCCATTTTATATTACCTCTTTTTCATTTTAATACAGCTATTTCCTTTTCCCCGTCTATAGCCTTTCCAACAAGCTTTTCCAGCTTTACCTTTTTTCTTTTTATAAGCCATTATTTGCCTTTACGTTTAGCAGCTAATATTTTATCTCTTAAAGCTTTTGGAAGCTTCATTTGTTTTGAAGTAAGTTTAGCCTTACTTTTACCTTTTTTAACACTACTTTTTCTTTTATAAGCCATTTTATTTACCATTTCTTGCAAGACCAATATCTTGCTTTTGTTTTTGGACCAGGACTAGCGCAATTATGTCTTGCTCTAAAACTAGCTCTTGCTCCAGGATTATTTTTTCTTATTCTCATAGTTTTTTGACCAGCTTTTTTAGCTGATGTTCCACCATGACCAAAGTTAACTTTAATTACATTTCCTTTTGCGTTTTTTACAAAAACTTTAAATTTTTTTACATCTCCACGCATAGGTTTATTTAATTTAACAGTACGACCTTGATATTTTGCCATTTTAAGTATTTTCTCCTTTGTCTTCAAAACACATAAACTTAACATAAAATTTATTTGAATTAACAGTGGGTTTACCAAATGTATTTAATGTATTATTTGATAATTCATATCCATTTGTTATACAACTATAATAATCTTCGAATAAAAACTCATGTTTAACTTCTTTAAAACATTTTTCAGCAGTCCCCGAACATAACATTAATATTAAAATATATTTCATTATTTAACCCCATAAACTTCCTGTTATAGTGCCCTTGTTATATTCAGTTGCTCTACTTTCAAAAAAATTGGCATGCTCAACACCATTAATAACCCAATCAAGCCAACTTAATGGGTTTTCTTTAACTTTATAATTTGGTTTTAATGACAATTGTAATAATCTTCTATCTGCAATATATCTTATATATTTTTTAACTTCTTCAGATTTTAAACCTCTTATTCCGCCCATGTTAAATGCAAGATCAATAAACTTATCTTCTAAATCTACCATATCTCTAGCTGTTTGGTATATATCGGATTTAAATTTTTCTGTCCACACTTCAGGGTTTTCTTTAATAAGTTGATGAAATAATTTTATCATTCCTTCAACGTGGTGTGTTTCATCTCTTATTGACCAAGTAACTATTTGACACATTCCTTTCATACGACCAAATCTTTGAAAATTAAGTAGCATAACAAAAGATGCAAATAATTGTAAACCTTCGCCAAATGCAGAAAAACAAGCAATATCTCTTATTAATCCTTCAACGCCGGCTCCTTTAGATTTAAATAAATAATCATGTTTATCAGACATTTCTTTATATTCTTGGAAAGCCTTATAATCGGTTAATTGTGTTTCACCAATAGTATCATTAAGTAATGAATAACTATGTGCATGATTAGCTTCTGAATTAGCAAATGAACTTAACATCATTCTAACTTCAGGTGGTTTAAACTTAGGAATATACCTATCTAAATAAGCTTGCGCAATATCGACATCTCCTTGAGTAAAGAATTTAAGAATATTACTAATAAGACTTTTTTCTTCGTCAGTTAATCTTTCATTCCAATCTCTAATATCTTCATGCAATGGTACTTCACTTGGTAACCAATGCATTTTTTGCATCGTATCATAAGCTTCAAACGCCCATTCATAATCAAATGGTTTATAATGTGTTCTTGTCTTAAATAGGCTCATATTTTATTTCCTTTATCCCTCACAAGCTAAACAATCAGCTTCAGGTATTATTGTTCTTTCAACTTTTAATGATACAAATTCAGCTCTTTTAATAGCTTCACTTCTACAATAGTATAATGTTTTTAATTTTCTTTTCCAGGCTAACATATGTATATCATGTAATTCTTTTATATTTACATCAGCTGGTACAAATACATTTAATGACTGACCTTGACAAATAAATTCTTGTCTATCAGCAGCATGTTCAATTATCCATTGTTGGTTAATTTCGATCGAAGTTTTAAATACATCTTTTTCGTAATCTGACAAATCTTTGATATGCAATACCGAACCACGGTTAGCAAGAATAGAAGTCCACGTTTTATCATTGTTAATTCCTTTTGTTTCTAATAATTTTTCTAAATGTTTGTTCTTTACTAAAAAAGATCCAGACATTGTTTTTTGTACATAAGCATTTGCCCGATATGGTTCAATACTTGGTGAAGTGGTTCCACAAATAATTGAACTAGAAGCATTAGGCGCAACAGCTAATAAATGAGCATTTCTCATACCAGTGCCTTCCATGTCAGGTGCTTCTCCCCTTTTAACTGCTAATCTTTTAGATTCAGCAACAGCTTCTGATTTAATATGTTTAAATATATTTAAATTTTTAGCTTTAGCCAAAGCAGACTCAAATGGTATATTACATTTTTGTAAATATGCATGAAATCCCATAGCGCCTAATCCAATAGATCTTTCTTGTGTTGCAGAAAATTTTGCTCTAAATACTTGATCAGGGGCATTTTCAATAAAATTAGTTAATACATTATCTAAAAATCTAATTAAATCAGGTATAAATAATTTATTATCTTTCCATTCATCATATGTTTCAAGATTAACACTTGATAAACAACATACAGCAGTTCTATCTTCAGCAGTAGGTAATGTTATTTCAGTACATAAATTTGAATGATGTACCTTTAATCCTAAATTTCTCTGTGTTTCAGGTAATGCATCATTAATATGATCTATAAATGAAACATAAGGCTCACCAGTGGCTACTCTATTTTCAAGTATTTTTTGCCACAAATCTCTTGCTGATACTTTTTTAACTATTTCTTTTGTATGTGGATCAATTAAGTTCCATGTGTCATCATAAGTTGGTTCACTAATACATTTATCAATAAGTTCCATAAATTCATTAGATATATTAATACCATGATGTAGGTTTAAACATTTTCTATGTATATCTCCACCAGATGGTTTTCTTATATCTAAAAATTCTAATACTTCAGGATGTGATATATTCATATATGCAGCATAGCTACCTCTTCTAGTTTTACCCTGACTAAATGCCATTATTTCTGAATCAACTACATGTAAAAAGGGTACAGTACCAGATGATTGAGATCCACCTGAAGTCATTGTACCATCAGATCTTACATCTCCCCAATAACCGCCAATGCCGCCGCCAATTGATGTTAACCAAGCATTTTCTGTATAATGACCAGTTAAACCCTCTCTACTATCGCCAACATAATTTAAAAAACATGAAATTGGCATTCCTCGACCTGTGCCTCCATTACTTAGAATAGGTGTTGAATACATAAACCACATTTTTGAGGCATAATCATATATCCTATTTGCCATCTCCTCATTATCTGAATAAGCTTTAGCAGCTCTCATAAATGCTTCTTGTGGTGATGTTTCTTCGGGTAAAAGATATCTGTCTTTTAATGTTGTTTTACCAAAATCTGTTAGTAAATTATCTCTATCGTTTATTATCATATTATTCATTACCTTATTTTAATTATATTACCATATAAGCTTTTGCAGCAAGTACAGTAATAGAAGCTAAGTATATTGTTAAAAATATAAATAGTGTGTATTTCATTTTCTTTCTTAAATATGGCCTCCTTGATATAAAGTCAATATTAACATTAATGTTAGTATAATTGTATTAAATTGCCACCAAGTCATACAATCCCCCTATTTAATCCTCTTCTTGTTGAATAGAGGAAAGTTCTTGTTGAAATTGTTCTCTAGGAGATATAATTCTTTCATCATTAGAAATTTCATCTAAACCACTAATATCATTATAATCAGTTGGTAAAGCATCATTATGTTTTGCTATTTCTATAAATGTTGATCTTGGAATTAATCCGCCTTGATACCATTCAGTTATTAATCTCATCCAATCAGAACCTCTTGGGCTAGGATTAAAATCGCTGGATAAATTAAATCTTATGTCAGTTTCAGAAATATTTAAATCATATCTCCAGTTAACCATATGTTTAATAATTTTTTTCATAGACTCAGAAACTTTTGCATTTAATGTAGCAAGTGCCGCATTTTGAGATGCATTTCTAAGCGATAAAGCTACACCGGATTGATCGGAGTTGTTAGGCTCTAAGCTTAACATTTTTACACCAATTCTAGTTAATTCATCATATGCATTTTTAATTGCTGCTTCCATATCCTTTAAAGCATCTGTAGGTGTTTGAAGTGTTTCAACACTATCATCTTTATTAACAAACATCCAAGTACCTAAACCTTGTCTTACAAGATCATTTTTTTCAGTGTCTGTTAATGAGTCTGATTTAACTACTGGTGTATATGTAGCTGATAAATATAATAAATGGTTTCTTCTTGATATTTTATTGTATAAAGCAATTTCTCTATTAACAATAGGTGTCATCATAGGGTCAACTGTATCAATTGAGCCATTTAATGGAAAAAATGGAATATAATTCATTCTATCACCATTTATAAATAAATTAGTATTAGTACCTTGTGAAATCCAATCATCTGTTAATTGATCAAAATTATAATCAATACCACCATCAATAAATGAAGGAGTATCAGATGTGTTTCTAATAAAATTGTTAATTACATAAAATCCATTTTCATCTAATTTATGTACTTGTACAGTATCAACATATTTAGGATGATATGGAGATGTTAAATCATCTTCTAATGTAAAATATCTTGTTATAAGTTGATTTAATTTAACCTGACCTTTATAATCTGTAGATACAGACCAATTAACAATATTTTCTGCTGTATGTAATATTGGATAAGGTTTAACCTGTCTTCTTTCTTCAGGCGTTAAATTTTCTAAATCAACTGTTGGATAATCTATTTGTATCCATGCTCTTGAAGTTTGCATTTCTTCCCATAAAGCATTTCCTAAAAATGATAATAAGTTAGATTTATCACTTCCTATTTCATCTAAAATCCAAGATTTAGCTTCTATAGGTGCATTATTTATTTCTAATAATGGCTGTTTACGTAATAAACCACCAATAATCATTTTTGAAAATTCTGATGTAACACCTGGAACTTCAGCCTCAGCTTTATAAAAATCATATTGAGATTGAGTCATTGTTGGGTTAAAAGGTAATAATAAATTATCAGAACTTGGTACTGTATCGAAATCTTTTGTATATGATGGTCCTTGAACAATTGCTCTGTTTCGTTTCCATTCATTTACTTGGCTCAGATATTCATCGTTTGGATATCCCGGGCCTTTTGTAGTTCTTCCTGATTTAACAATTGAACTATTTGTATATTTTATTGACATTTTGTGTTTCCTAAAACGTTAGTAGAGTAGTTACAAACTTACTCAAGTTGAAATTAAAAAAATTTTTGATTAGCCGTCGATGGAATCAAAAAAAATTGAATCGTGTGAAAGTGCAAATGACCAGCAGACCAACTCCGGGAAGGGGGGATCGGGTCCTTTTTATTTTTATGCCCCAAGCCCATAACGCCCCGAGCCTCATTATTTTTAGTCAGTTCTATTCAAATTGAAAGCGCTCAGTACGTACAGCCACCTTAACCAGGCTAAACATAGTTTTTACTAGGCTCTAGGCGGTTAAAATTGAAAAAGCTCGGACCTAATGATTGGCTTTCGGACCACACAATTAAACAAAAGCTTTAAACACCAATGATAAAGTGCCATTTGATTAATAGCTACCATTGATTAACTTTATTATATATATTGATATATAAGCACAGCTTAAAATGACCACCCTTTATCACGGATAACTTGTGGTTTATGTTTACCTATAGGGTATAGAAATTCACATATATATCTTATGCCATCAGAAAAGTGTTCAACACCTTTTGATTTATCTATAATGGCATTATCCATACCTGTAGTAAAACCTTCTTTCCAAGTTGTTGTTTCAATTGAAGCAATTGTCCTTGGTGTTTTATTTTTATTAAAATATAATTTTGTATTACCTTTAGCATCTTTTAGTAAAGCATTAACACTATTAACACTGTCAATTATAGGTGGTTGCTTTGACCTAGCTAACACTTTAAATCCAGCATCTCTTAATATACTAAAATCTGTTGTACCTGTTGAAGCACTAGTTTTCATAGCCCTACCTGAAGCATCAGGATAACATATTATATCTCTATTTTTATATCGACCTTTTATAGATCTTATTAACTGATAAGTATCAGCATTACCATAAAATTCGTCCATTGCATGCAATTGGTTACCACGATGGCACCATACTGTTGAAGCCATTATTTTAACATTAAAGTCAATGCTAATATGTATTGGCTCACCTGGCTCAATTGGTAATAAATTATCTGTTACATGTATATCTCTATTAAAATTATAAAATACAGAATCACCAGTGTTATTAAAGGTAGCACAATATTCTTGGTTAAATGATTTTTCATCCATTGTAACCCGAGCAAGTTCAATTTCCTCTTTCATATCTGGCCTAACTTCTTCAGCAGTAAACTGCCAAGACTTCCATAAGCCAGTTTTATCTTCTTGACCTTTAACCCATAATTTATAAAAATCATTTGTTATACCTTTAGGTGTACTTATTACAAATACACTTGCTTTTCTTTGTGGATCTGATGTCATAGGTAATATAACTTCAGTAAATGCATTTTGTTTAATATAAGCAAATTCATCCAATACAATAAATGTAGGTGATGGTGATATACCCCTTAAACTATCTGGTCTATCAAAACCTTTTAAGGTAATTTTTGAACCATTAATAAATCTAATTTCTAAATCAATTTCTCTTGGATATCCATTTATATGATCTGGATGTACCAAACTTTTTAATGTTGTCCATATAGATTCCCTAATCATTGAAACAGTTGGTCCAATAATTAAAGCTCTTCTTCCAGGTTGTTCTAAACAATGATTATATGAAGCAACAGCTGCCAAATAAGATTTGCCAACTCTTCTTCCACTAGCCATTACTTTAAACCTAGCAGGGTGAATTAAAACTTCCTGTTGAAAATCGAAAAGTTCTATTTTATGATTCATATTTATTTACTATATTTAGAATATATATTCAAAGATTTATTATTATGCTCTCAGTTAGATTGTTGTAAAACTATATTTTTTAATCTTTCAGCTCTTAAACCAACTTGTTTAGCCCATAAACTATCCATCATTTCAACAGATGCTTCAGCCCATTGCTCATCATTAATTGCAGCAATAAATTTTTTAAATTTAGTTAATCTTGGAGCACCTATATTAAAACACATATTAACAAGCACTAATTGTATTAAATCAGGTTTAGATTCTAAATCTGAAAATACTTTTTTAGTTTCATTAATATATAATTGAACATCAGAATTAAATACTTCATTTACCCTATCTTCAGAAACTTTAGTTCCAATAGGTTTACCATATTCAGAATCTTTTTCAGTAATTAAATGACCTATACCAAATGTAGGATATCCTAAATGATCATTATAAATTTCGTATTTTACACCTTCATCAATTTTTAATTGTTCTCTTAATTTATCTATATTCATTGTTTATCTTTATTGTTGTATTTATCACTTTCAAAAGTTAATTTAAATTTAGGCAAGTCCTTCATGTGCTCTTTTCTAACTCTTACATTTAACATGCTGTTCACACACCAAGAGGAATCCAAACGGGATAATTGTAAAAGAAGCTCAAAAAGTTTAGCCGTAGCTTTTGATTTAGATTCAAAAACTATTTCTTTATGACTTACCAACTTATCTTTAATCGTATTTGATCCAAAATAAGTAGCTAATGCCGTTCCGTATTTACCGGTAAAACCAATATAATAAGATCCGTCGGTATAGTATGTGATGTATACCTTATAAACTTTCTCAGTTTGTTTCGTCATCTATATTTGCGCCTTGATCTATAACAGCTTCACTATTTTGTAATATTGTAACAGGTTTAACCTGAGGTTCACTTTTTTGCACTATTGTAAGTATAGGCACATTTGCCTGATGCAATGAAGCAGTTCCTACAGGTTGTTTTTGATACCCATATTCTAATAACTTTTCAGCTATACGAACTCTTAAATTTTGTGATCTAAAATCATCTTTGCCTTTAAGCTTAGATAATTCTTTGACTAATATATTAATAGGATCTATACCTAATTTTTTTAACTTATCTATACTTGATTTATCTATGGTACTTTTTTCAACTGTACTTTTTGGAGGCCTACCAGCCCCAGGCCTAGCTCCGCCCTTTCCAGCCATAATTATACCGCCTATCAAATTAAAGTTATTTTAATATATAAGTCACAAGCTATTAAAACTTTCGACCACATACAACAACGCTCTGTTGTCTGTAAGGTATAGAAATAGGTATTTTGACGCCTTTGGCATAAATTAGCCTATAGCTTATTAGGCTTATATAGGCTTATATACTTATATATATATATATTTATGGCTTATAAGGCTTATATAGGCCTAAGGCTTATATAAGCTTATATAAGCCTTAAGCTTTACGTTTTCTGTAAGACATAGAATTAGGAAAAGTCTTATAAATTATAAGTTCTTTTCTCTTAACCTTTTAGCTTTAAAAAGATTAATTCTACCTTCTTTAGCTTTTCTTACTTTTATTTCAGATGGTTTTTCATATCTTTGCTTTTCTCGGTATGTTTTTAATATACCTAATTTGCTAGATTTATTTTTCATTTTACGAAGTGCTTTTTCAATATTATTATCTTTTACAATAACAATAAAATTACCTCGTTTTTGTGATTTATTTATTATAACAATTACCCCCTCTCTAAATTATTAAATTTATTAACATACAAACAATAAAGCCTAAACTAAACCAAGTCACTTCTTGTTTATTATTGGAACAAAACCAATATGTTTTTTCTAGTCCTTCTCCAATTTTTTCTAATATTGGATATATATATTTATCAAACATTTTTCTCCTATTGTTATGCAAAGGCAAATTCAGATTGTAATATTTCACTACTATCTAAATTACCACGTTTAATCATAGTTACCAAATTTCCAGTTTCATTTAATATATGTTGAAGTGGATCTTGGTCTATAATATATTTAAATTGTTCTCTGATACATTTTTGCATATCAACTACATTACAAGCATGTGAACCATAGCTATCATGTGCGGATACTATATCAAAGTTACATTTATCAATTACAAGCATTAAATGTAATGAGTCCAAATTATGAATTGTATTTGGGCTTATTCCAGCTTTAGCTTTACTAATATTTTGTACTGCTAATTCTGTTTTAATAATTAATTCCAATTGATAATCCCATTTATATGATTTATCTTGATTTTGTACATATAAACCATCGTGAACAAATACAATACCACGTTTATATTTAACATATTTTTGTGTAAATGGAAAATTGCTAATTAATGTTTTATGAGAATATTGTTTACCAGTATCCTTCATATATTTTTCGCAATTATTTTTAAACAATTGCATAGTTGATGAAACCATAGGAAATTCTTGTTCAATTGTTAAATAAACAAGAGCGCCTAAAGCTCTAGCCGCACTATGTTGCTTATTACTCAAATATACATTATCTATATCTCTAGTATCTTGTATTATTTGTTCACCCATACCTTGCTTGGTTGCAGAATAACCATAAGTCATAACATTCCGTTTAACAATTTTACGCCATTCTTTAACGGTAAATTTAGACTTATCCCAATAAATAATATCAGTTAATTTAAGTTGTTTTTTATATCTTCTTTGATACCATTTAATTAGCTTTTTATATAATTCAGATTTTTTATCATTATTTAATTCAGCAACTCTAAACCTATTTCTAAGTTTTTCTATTCCTTTAAAATATAAATTATAATAATCTAAAGCTATATCATCTGCTTTTTCTGCTTCTTTATGCATTTTATCCACAACAGAAACTGCTACATGTGAATACATATCACCTGGTTTATTATTTGTTGTAGGTTTTACATTGACTAAATGACCATGTTGATCATCTTTAGCTAAACTAAATAGCCATTGTAAGCCATTATTAGATCCGTCTCTATAACAAATTGTAGTTGATATAAATTCTTCAACATTACCCATTGCTACAAAATGTTCATCTAATTTAGCTAACTCCATAACAGCTGATAAAAATTGAAAAGGTTCTTCTGCTTCCATCCAACCTTTAGCATTATATGGATCTTTACCCATTTTAACAAAATTATAATATTCTTTTTCTACAAACTTAACTTTGTCATTATGTGGTAACTTATCTTCACCAAACATATTAGCTATATGATGATATAATTCACCTAACCCATTGTTGCCTAATGGTTTTCCAATGGCAAAAGATAACATACCCTTTGCATTATCACTGTTAAGTTCATTAAGGTACGCAGATAATGGGTATAATCTTCCTCGATTATCAGCTTGATATTGCTGGTAAAATATTTTATCAACAAATGGTTTAGCCGCATTTAAAACTTGTTCGGCCTCTCTTTTCTTAGCTGCTGCTCTTTCTTTTGATATTGTTTTAACTGAATTATGTTCAAAACAATTTTGATTAGTTTTTAATGCCCATTGATAAACATTAAATAACTCAGGTTTAACATAATAACTAATAGCTTGTTTTTTATTTACTGCATTTAATACAATAGGTGTATTATATTCATTAATTTGTGCTAATACATCTTGATTAACATTTTTAATTAATTTAATTTCTTCACCATTATCTATTTTTACTTTACCAAATTCCCAATTTGGGGCCCGGGATAATAATGGTTTATAAGGATCTGAAATTTCAGAAAACTCTTTTAATAATTTTCTAAGATCATTTCTATTTTTTCCTGCATAAACTTTATAAACAGTTTTAACTTTATTATGTTGATAATATTCTCTAATTAATTTTACAACCACCATAAATAATGTACTATATGAATTAATTATAAATACACCTAATTTTAATGATATTGATGATTTTTTATTTATATTATAAAAAGCTAATATTCTATCACCAATAGCAATTGCTAATTGTGTTAAATTTTGTCCTTCAGATACACCAGTTGCTATCATTGAATGACTTAATTGAATTGATATATTAAAATCAATTTTATAATTATTAATTAAAGTAATAACATCAGGTTTTCTATTGCTATTAGTTTTATTTGACAATTTATCAAACAACATCTCCATTTGAGTTCTTATTTTTATTCCCACTGGACCCAGCGTTTCTAAATTGTTCAGCTGTTCTTTTAATATGTTTTTTCCTCCTATTTATTCTTAATAATTCATTTTCTATTTTAGTAATTTCAGATCCATAAATTTCGGTCAATGCTTTCATAGCTTTAATTTGATCTTGACATTGTATTTTACTTTTAATTAATTTTTTTTGTTTTATTAATAAAGACCTTAATTTATTTTCTCCTGTATTATCTATTATCAATTTTAGATGCGATTTTATCATATTTTAAATCTATTTGATCAATACCTTTATGTAAAAGATCCATATCCTCCGTTATAGCTTGAAATGATTTATTAATAATTATTCCTATTTGTATTTGATCAAATTGCATTCTATTTATCTTTACACTTAAATCTTGATTAAAGACAAATAGAATAACAATTGAAAAAACTAATACAAATAACAACCAAGTTGGTATTGCTATCATTAGTTCCTTTCCATAATAAATTGATAATTAGTTTCACCAGCTATTGGTGGTCTAAAATCTTTTATTATGTTTCCAGTTAATTTATTTTGTGCTCTGTTTTTATTATCAATCCAACTTTTAGTTTCCAATATACTATCAATAACTAAATTGGGATTTTCTAAATCAAAGCCCTTAATTCCAACATAATGAAATGCTTTGGTAATACGATTTTCATGCTTTTTAAAATATGTTTCATCATATCCACCAAATTTTCTAGAATTGTCATTAGGTTTCTGAGGTTTTCTTACATCAGATCCTTTTATAAATTGCCAATCCTTGTCATTGTTCATTTTATTTTGTAATGCTGGAATAGCCGTTACAACTTTACATCTTCCATAATGACCTGTTGTATGATTAAAATTATGTGTTGCAATCTGAGCCAAGTTTTTAAATATAGGATAACCTATACCTAATCCTTGAAAGTCAGGTAACACAACCACTCTTCCAATATTATAACAAGCTTTTAACTTTGGATGAGGAAAAGCATTTAAAGAGCCATAACCTACTAATGCATTATTCCAGTAATACAAATAACAATGTGGAGTATTAGCAGG